TTGCTGCTGGTTCTTTTAAAGTTACTGTTGGAAATCTTTCTGGCGGTTCTTTAAGCCAAGCAATTGTTCTTAACTTTGTGCTCCTAAAAGGTGCATCTAGCTAATGGGAATGTTCGCATTTAGGCGAATGAAGGAAAGGGAGGCTGCCGCACAGGTGGCCTCTATTCCTGTTGAAGCTGTTAAGCCAAAACAAAAACGTAAGCGTAAACCCAAAGTTTCTTCTAATGGCAATAACGATAGTAGCGACAGCAGGAGCAGCTAACGCTAACAGCTATTTAAGTCTTTCTGATACACAAGATCTTATTGACGGTCTTATGGAAGATGACGATGTTGTTGCTTGGGGAACTGCTACAACTGACCAGAAAAATAGAGCTTTATATTCAGCAACTCAACGGATTGACCGTGAAAGATTTTTAGGTGCAAGGGCAACAGATACACAAGCTTTGCAATGGCCTCGTACTGGAGTAAGAAAGCCTGATACTTATATCAATACTTATGCAACTGGTTTTCCTTTTCGTATAACAACAGATTATTTTACAGATACAGAAATTCCAGATCAAATCAAAAAAGCTTTAGCTGTTTTATCTGTTTATTTGAATAACAATAAAGATGGTCTTGGACTTAGTGGATTAGAAGATTATCAGAACATTAAAGTTGGATCTTTGGATGCAACACCTAATTTTTACGGAGCTGTTGGTGCTGATCGTGTCCCACCAATGTTTGAAAGATACTTCACAGGCATTAGAATTAGTGGACCCGGAAACATCGCTGTAAAAAGAAGCTAATGGGAATGACTTATCCTGCTGCAATCATCATCACAGACACAAACGCCCATACTGGGAGGTTTGGCAAAATTACTTGTTTAACAGATTCGACTGTTACTTTAGTTTCTCCAAATGTCACCAAGAATGGTTCTTCAACTGTTTCTGGAATTGATTTAAAAGCAAGCACAGACATAGAAGGAGTTTTTACCAGCATTACTCAAACAAGTGCAGGATCACTTATTGCTTATAGAATCTAATGGCTGTAAAACCTAAAGCATTTAGGAAAGCCACCAAGAAAGCTCTTAAGGCTGTTGGTGGTGATGTAACAATTCGTAAAGTTACAGGAAGTGCATATAATACGACTACTGGAGCGATGGGAGAAACAACAGCAGATACAACTATTAAGGGAATTGTTGAAGGTGTTTCAAGTCGAGAAGTAGGTGAATTAATAAAGGCAACTGATAAGCGTTTAACAATTGCTGCTGCAGATTTGGATTACACCCCAACAGTTGCAGATCGTGTTGTTATTAGTTCTAAAGTTCATCAAATTATTAGGATTGAGACAACAGAACAAGGTAATACTGCTATTAGCTATGAACTAATTTTGAGGTTGTAATGGCTAAAAAGGTTGCTATTGGTCAATGGGGTGATGAGCTGCATGATGATTATGAAAAGCTTTTGCAAGCTGCTGTTTTAGAAGCAGATACGTTATTAAAACTTGCAAGCCCTGTAGATACAGGAAGATTTAGAGCAAGTTGGCAAATAGGAGAAGGAGCACATTCTCAGGATTCAGTTGGTTTTTATGATGCTGATCCAACAGGTTCACTAGCAGGAGAGGGTAAAAATAAAGGAAAGACAAGTCCACCGAAATCTCCAATGCCGCCACCTAAAGGAATGAATTATCCAGTTGGTGATGAGAAATTAGGGTTGTCTTATACTTTGCATAACAGCTTGCCTTATGCAGAAGTTTTAGCTGATGGTCACAGCAAACAAGCACCTCCTGGGTGGGTTGATCAAGTAGCAAAAGATGTTCAAAGCTGGCTAGAAAAAGCCACAAGAGGTAATTAACTATGAGCAGTACATTTAATGACGTTAGAGCAGCTATAGAAGGCCGTATTGCTACAGAGATGGCATTAAGTCCTGCTTATCCTGTTAGCTATCAAAACGCACCATTCACTCCACCAAATAACACTCCTTGGATTGCTGTTTATCTTTTGTTTGGTAGTAATAATTATGCAACCTTACAAAAACCAACAACAGGAGAATCATTTAATAGGCAAACAGGAACTTTAACTATTGATGTTTTTACACCAGCAGGAGTAGGAGCTGGAGCTAATTACACCATTGCAGAACGAATAAAAGATAAGTTTGACAGAGCAAGATTTAGTAGTATTATCTTTGACCCTTCATCAGGTCCAGCTACAATAAGACCAGCCGATCAAGAAGCGTTCTTTCAAACGCAATTCTCGGCTACATTTGATGCATACTTAGACTAATTTAATCCAATGGCTGTCACTGTTTTATCAGGTACGTCTGGAGCCTTGTACTACAAACCTGCTGGTACAACAGGGACATTTTCTCCGTCAGACGTAACCATAGGCACAGAAACTATGGTTGTTCAATCCTACTTAAATCTCAAGGTAGGAGATCCAGTTAAGTTTAAAGTTGTTGACTCTTCTTCTGGAGGAGCTGGAACAGGAACTTTACCTGCGGGATTAACTGCTGGAACGACTTATTACGTTAGTGCTTATACCGCAAGTACTGGAGCTTTAAAGGTTTCTGCTACAAATGGTGGTTCTGATGTAAACCTAACTGATGTAGGAACAGCCGCAGCTCCTAATGAATTTGAGGTTTATTACAACGATTACGCTGCCATTGGACAAGTTCAATCTTGGTCTTTTGAAGTAACAAGAGCAGAAATTGACGTAACTACTATTGGTCAAACAGTAGGACAAACAGCACCATTCAAAGCTTATATTCCTGGCTTTGCTGATGGTTCAGGTAGTGCAAGTGTTTATGTTACAGACGAAGATGCTGCTTTATCTAACAGACTTGTCGAAGATGTTTTACAACGTCAGCAAGTTGGAGCTGCATTTAGGCTTTACACAGACAAGCAATCAACTGAAGCATTAAGCAGAAGCATTTCAATGGATGCTGCTTTACTTTCTGCAAGTTGGAACATCAACCCAGATGACGCTCAAATGGTTGAGATTGCATTTAGGCCAACAGGTTCACCAACATTCGACTTAAGTTCATCTTCATAGTCGGTTTATACCCCTTTGCTTAGTTGCTTAGGGGTTTTTTTATGCGTACAGTTATAAAGCAAACAGAATTACCTTTTATGGCAGCGGCCAAAACTAAGTTATCGGCTTTAGATCAATTAAAAAAAGCAGCTAATTTAAAATCTACTAAAAGAGAAGTTCAATTAAAGGATGGCTCTATTTTTGAATTTTATACAACGCCTTTAACAATGGCGGAACGAGAAAGAGCACAGGCAGCAATCAAAAATAAGGATGATATGAATGCTATGGGGTTACGTTTATTTATTCAAAAAGCATTAGATGAAAATGGAAGGAGAAGATTTTCTGCGGGTCAATATGACGAATTAAGAAACGATGTTGATGATGCTACTTTGCAGAAATTGATTCTAGCTGTTATTGGTGGTGATGATGAAATAGAGGAGGAGGAACTCGACCCAAAAGACTAAAGGAAGAATTAAAGAAAGATAATTTGCTAAGGCTTCAGCTAGGAGTTGCAAAAGAATTGGGTTATACCTTGCAAGAGTTAAATAATAAAATTACTTTAAGTGAGCTTTATATATGGTCTGCTTACTTCGATTTGTTGAATGAAGAACAGGCAGATTCTTTTAAAAGGGCCAAGTATCGCTAAACTTGAGGAGTTAAAGGGCCGATTGTTTAATGGGTTTAAATTCGCTTATAAAATTACGGCTTGATTCTGGGAACCTTCTCCAGAAGTTAAAGAAGATTACTGAGGGCAGCCAAAAGGTAGAGAAGGCTATCAAGAGAATGAATAATAAGGCTGCTAACTCTGTTGTTAAGTTCAACAGAATGGGTAAGGCTGCAATGACCGCAGCTCCAAAGATGAGAACTTTAGGTAAAGCTGTTGGTGCAGCTCTTGGCCCTTTAGCTTTAGTTGGTGGTGCTATTGCTGTTGTAACAACAGGATTTAAAACGCTTGCAGATCAAGATTTCGCAGAAGCTAAATTAAAAAGTTTAAAGGTAGATGTTGATGCTTTAATTCCTTCTTTAAAAGGAATTTCTGATGAATTACAAGGACAAGCAAGTGTTGTAGAGCTAACTCAAGGAGCTTATGATGTGGCTTCTGCTGGATTTACAAAAGCTGCTGACGCTGCTGCTGTTCTTAAGGCTGCAAGTATGGGAGCAACTGGTGGTTTTAGTGATCTTAATACTGTTGGAAATGCAACAACCAGTGTTTTAAATGCTTATGGATTAAGTGCTCAACAAGCTGAATCTGTTGTTGATAAATTTATTCAAACACAAAATGATGGAAAGATAGTTGTTGCTGAATATGCAAACAATATTGGTAAAGTTGCTGCTGCTGCTGCTGGTTTAAATATTCCATTAGAGGAAGTTAATACAATTATTGCTCAATCAACTGCTGCTGGTGTCAACGCAGAAGTAGCGTTCACAGGGTTAAAAGGAGCTATGGCTCGTTTAGCAAGTGGACAAGCAAATAAAGCTTTATCTGATGTTGGTGTTGAAATTACTGCTGCTTCTTTAGCTTCTGATGGTTTAATTGGGACACTTAAAAAGATAGAAGAATCAGGTGCAGATGTTGGTTTGATTTTTAAAGCATTAGGAACAGAATCAGCTCCAGCATTATTGCCTGTTTTAAATAACTTAACGAAAGCAGAAGAGCTATTACAAAAACAAAAAGATAGTGCAGGTGCAGCTAAAGATGCTCAGAAATTAGCAGCCGACACAATTAATGGTGCATGGAAAGAAATAGGATCAACTTTACAAAATGCGTTTTCTGATCAATCAGAGTTTGGGGATGCTTTTAAGGAGACATTAA